TGGATGCCCTTGACGCCGACGGTGATGTATGCTCGTCCGGCTACTATCGCAGAGGCTGCCGACATTACTTAACCTCTAGGAGAGAAGAGAACCGGCGGACGTGCTTGGGAAACTGAATGGAAGCCTTGCGGATATACGTGCCCGCTCGCTTCCTCGTCTTCTCCCACGCCCTACTGATGTAAGGCCGGGGACGAATACGGAAGGACTTCGGACCTTTCCAGTCTTGACTGCCGAAGGCTGCGTCTGCGGCAGCGGCATCAAACGTCGGCATGGACCTTGTGCGAACTCCGCCAACCCGGCCACCACGGGCTATGATGATCTGGTTCACGGCCGTCCAACTGCCGCCGGCACGGGGCCGTCCACCTTTGGGTGAGGGTAGCCCAGTCCTGGTCCTTGAGGCACCCTTCGGCCGGTGGCTGCGGAACTCCCATCGGAGAGTTGCACCGTCCCGCTTGACCTCGCGGTAGAAGGACGAAGTGTTGCCGCCCTTCTCGAGCTTCAGGGGGACCACAGAAGACCCTGTTCCGATGGGGCCTACGACGAACTCCGGGCTCTTGATCGTAAAGGAAGAGCCCCCAGTGGACCCGATGGCGATGCGGTTGTCCCGTCTCTTGGCGAACTCCACTTGACTGATGGCGATCGGGCTGCCCGGCTTGGTGTAAGCCTTGGGTGACCCAGGCCACGCTCTGGCGACGGAGTTCTTGTAGTAGGTGCCGTTCTTCTTGACCCGGTTCTTCGGGAACGGGTTACTACGAGACCGATTGCCCATGATGTAGTTGACGGTCTTTTCGCGAGTGTCGTTCGCCATGTTGGAGCTTGCCATGCCTGCGACGGCCGACAGCCCGGCGGTGATACCCCGGACGTTCATGACCAGCTTCATCGTCGCCTGCTGCTTATTTGCCAACCAAGCACCTCATGGCTTCGATGTTGCCGGCGTTGATCTTCATGGAGGACTTGTTGCGACCCGACTTGGAGCCACGCTTGCTCTTGTCGAAGGCTGCCGGATTGGCCCCTTCGAGCATCGCCATCAGCTCCCAAGCTGCGAATCGCCAAGGCTCGACGCCGATAGCGCCTGCAATTTTGAGGATGCCTCGTCGTACGCCTGTTCGATCACTCGCTCCATCATCACCTGCTGCATGTCGCTCAGGCTGATCGCTTTCCGTATCAACGCTGAGGCCCCTGGCTTCGGGGCCTCGAAAAAAACTGCAAGCTCCTCAAAGAAGCATCTTTGCAGGCGATCGAATGCCGGTCCGTCAATAGAGGAACCGAAGTCCTCTGGGCTTACGCCTAACTCCTTGGCCTGCTTCTCGATGCAGACCCAAGTCATTTCGACATAGGCCCGAGGGCTGGTCGGGAGGTCCGTAGGGTTATCCAGGATCTTGTAGCCCAGGTCGTCTTCGATCCGGCACAGAGTACCGAAATCAAACTTGACAACCCACTTGCGACTCTCGCCGTCCACAAAGTTCATCTGCTTATGCTCCAGCAGCGGTATACCAAGCCGGGGCGGCATTGGCATTGGGAGCGGGCCGAATGACGACATCCGTCATGACTGCCTCGCCCAGGGTCTCATTGCGACTGAACGACTTCACAAAAGCGTGAAGCCTCAGTCCCTTACTCCCGGCGACTGAATCCAAACCGTCCAGGACCAGAAACTCTTCGATAGTCTTGGCGAAGAAGTGGGCCCGGAGAGCTTCCCAGGGAGTGTTGGAAGGATCGTATAGCATTGCAAACTCAATCGAGACATCCGTCAGTCCGGCGACAAACTCACGGTATCCAGTCCCGCAGCGAGTCGTGACGTCCGTTTCGCCATGCTCCATCGACAAGGTCAAGTCCTTGACGTTGCAAATCTCCGCCCAGGTCGGCGAAGCGTAGCTCGCGGTGTTGTAGTACAGGACGCAGTCTTCGGCCAGCTTGGCAGTTACCATATCAAGGTCCCTTGTAGGTAAGGGTGAGGACGGTTTCGTAAATACCTGAATCGTGCAGCCGCTGTAGGTCAAACAGTTGCGGTTGCTCCATCGACATCAGTCGACAGCCATCTAGCTTCCCAGCGGCAGCGACGATATCGGCCACTTGTTCAACGAGGTCCAGCATCGTTGTTACGCCGGAATTGCCGACGGCCCCGGATGCCGGCGCTATGTATTTGCTGAAGGCAACGCCGATAACGTAGTCCTTCGTTGTGGTCACGCACCGGTTCTGCACGTCCCAGGAGACGCTTGCACAATAGACCTGGATCTTGGTTCCGGCAGCATTGGCACCGTCCATCTCAAAGATTGGCAGGAAGGCCAGAGTGATTGTCGGCGTTCCCGTGGGTGACCCGGCGGATATCGCAGTCCGCACGGCCGTAGCGAGTCCCGACGCACTCGACATCAAATCGCCCTTGTGTGAATGCGGATGATCTTCTTTTCCTGATCCGTGTAACGGAAGCGGGCATCGCCGGCCGTACTGAAGACCGTCCGGGTAACGCCAGCGTCCGTGACGGTGTCGCCCATCAAAGGGGTTACGAGGACACTGTTCAGGATCAGCTCACTGGCCAAAAACAAGTAGTCGTCCGTGTTCGTGTAGTCGATGATTCCGTCGCCGGTTTCGGCGGCAAATTGGGTCCGCCCAGGGACGCAACTCAGAGTAACCGAGTTTGCGCCCCTGGCGTAGACCACTGACCTTCCGGAGATTGCCCTGGCACACTTGAACGCCGCCGTAACGGCTTCTGACTGGAGGGTCATGTTTTACCTATCAGGCGAGCAGGGTTTCCGTCGAGATGATCGAGTCAGTCACGACAATGGGGAACCCGAAGGACTCGGTCGGGAACGGGGACGGGGCACCGGTCGCATTGGTCGCCGTCCGGCTCTGCTGAAGCTGCCGATGAGATCGGCGATTCATCACCAGAACATTCGGAGCGCGGCCGGCGGGGAACAGCGACAGGGCCGACGAGATCAGAAGGTCAGTCAACCCCTTGCCGGAGTCGGCAGTCAGGTTCGCGATACGCGCGACCGAATAGACCGAGCCAACCTTGAGACCACACCAGCCGGTGATGTTGTGGTAGTAGGCCCCGAATCGCCCAGTGGCCGAACCATCCCGCTCCACAATCTGCCGCTCGCCGATGGTGATGACGCCATCTTGGCCCCAGAGAGCCTCGACGTCGCCTTCGCCCATGCGAACCAAGTAAACAGACGACCCGGTCGCCGCAGTGCTTCCACCGGCACCCGCGACCATCGCATCCGACAGTTGGTTCAGATTGGCCTGATCGGCGAAGCCATTGAAGGCGCTGGTTGCGACATTGCCGACGGTGCCGTTGATGATCTGCTCTTCAACTTCACGCATTGCCTGCCGCAGGTGAGCCTGAGCCTCAACGCCGAGGATGTGGTCTGCACCACGCTCGTCGGTCAGTGCGGCACCAATGTCGACCGCGAAACTTGCATCGAGCAAGCCGAGGTCCAGGGTGATCTTCTCGTAGGTACCCTTGAAGTTCTCGACACCGTCATTCACGGCTCGGAAGCCGACCGCCGGATTCGCGGTCGTCCGAGTATACGAGAAGATGTTCGACCTTACGGTCCGAGAAGCCATCATCGCCAGAAACGGCGCGTCGTCCAGAATGTCAGAGACAAGCAGATCCATATCGACTTTGTTGAAAGTCGCGACGTTCGCAACGGTCATGTAAGCGTCAGCCATCGTTCTATTCCTTCTCCTGGGTTACCCAGGCTCAACTCACTTGGTCACAGAGAACGCAGCAGCCCATTTGGCCGTGCATTCGGAAACACCGTTCGACTTCAGTTCTTCAAAGCGCTTGGACCGCTTCTCGGAAAGAAGTTCGTCCTCGTCCTTCAGGCCGATCCTCTTGCCGACAGATGCCGACAACGGATCGGCTTCACCCTTCAAGACATCAGCAGCCTTGACCTTCTGGCTCAAGACTTCAATGGTCTTCTTCAGTTCGACGACCAGCTTCTTCTCCGACTTCCAGGCCTGGAGGACACAGTCGGCAAACGGTCGCTTCTCGATGTACCAGCGGGCACCCCTGTCGCCAAAGGTTTCCAGATACCGCTCCGGGTTACCAATGGAGAGTTCCTCCTTCTTGGCTTCCTCGTCGGACTTATCGGCGGCGTCCACCTTATCGGCGTCCGAAGCTTCCTTGTCTTCGAGCTGCTCTTCCTTGACGGGCTCAGGGACATCAACCTCGATGCCCAGCGACTCGGCGAGCTTGCGGATCTTGTCTTCCGGCGAGATCGAATCGTCGGAGAGGTAGGCGAACTCGTCTTCCTCTTTCTCTTCCACTTTGGCGTCGTCCGTCATCTTATCGTTCTCCATAGAAAACAGCCCGCCGCGAGTGGCAGCAGGGTCGCCTACAATGTCAACCGAGTAAAGCTCGGCGATTCTTAAGGGATAGAGGCCACCGTGGCCGCTCTCCTGCATCAACTCAACATCCTTCACAATCGCCAAAGAGGCGCCCAGTGATTCGGGGTCTTCGATCGCCAGAGCCAGGACATAGCCGCCCATGTCGCCCTTCGGCGATACGTGGCTCGACTCGGCAATCTCTAGGTCAGCACGGACGCAGTCGCCGTCGATACGGAAGTTCTTCAGGCGTCCCAGGTGAGTCCCGAGGGCATCTTCCGTCGGATGCGTGAACCGGGACTTGATCCCACGGTTTGGACGGTTGCCCATCGACTCGACTTGCCGCAGGGTATCCATGTCGACAAGGAACGGCCGTTCGTCGTTGACGGGGCCAAGCTCGATGACCTTGACGCCATAGATCGTCTTGCCGCGTACGCCAAGCCCTGGGCCACTTCCAACGGACTGCAAGGAAAAGATATCAGCCTTCATGGACCGGCTCCTGCTTGACGATTTCGTCTTGAACAACCGGGGCGGTGTACCCCGTGTTGACGGCCAATCCGAGGCTACGCATCAGATCGTCTTCGGCTGCCTTGCGTCGGACGACGTCCGACCAGTCATCCCCGTATCGCTCGCGTCGGATCTCTGACCGAGTCCGCAGGCCAGCTTCCACGGCCGCTAAGTCGCCGGCGATCTCTTGCTCCGGGTTCCACCACGGCACCCCAGACGGAATCCACTCCCACGACAGGTCAGAGATATCCATGCCACTGGGAAGCGTCAGGAGGCCGTCCAGGACCCACGTAGCGATGATCCAAGACGTAATGCGGTCCAGGAGAGCCACCAGCCGCTCTCGCTTACTCCGGCAGGACTGTTGGTACTGAATGAGGGCCGACCGGCTGCCGAAGAAATTAGTGAACGATTCGTCGTAGAAGCTCCACGGGATATCCAGGGACTTCAAAGCCGCTTGCAGGCTCATCGTGATGAACGACTGGAACTCGGTACTGGGATGCCGGGACTCCAGGAAGTCGGCCTTGTCGTTCGGCTCAAGCTCCAGCTTCACCGGACCGCTGCCGAAGTTCACGTCGTAGGCACCGCCGGTAGCGGCCGGTTCGCCTTCGTAGTTCGGCTGTTCGCTGTAAATCGCCAAGGCGAAGAGCTGGGTTACCTTAGCCTTCAAGCGGGCGTATTCGGTAACTTCCAGGACATCATGAAAGCTTGCCGTCGCCGACACCAATGGGCTGACGCCCCGCACTTGATCGAAGGAATCGAAGTATCCCAGGTGCAGCACATGGTTCGCTGGCAGGTCTCTCTCGTAGATGTACGACCCACGGTTCTTCCTGTAGACCTTGTACTTCTCCGGCGTACCGAATCGATTCAGCTTGATGCCGTGGACGGTAAGAGTCCCGTCTGCGTGTTCCTCGATCCCCTGCCCTTCGCATCGGACCCGGTCGCTCTCGATGCCCTGGAGGGTGCCTGTGCGATGCTTCACGAGGAAGACGTCCCCATCCAGCAAGGCCCGGCATTCCGCGAGACGGATAATGGAGGACAGTGAGTGCCTCCGCGAGATGTCGCAGTTCTCGCCGAGAGACCACCATCGCATTAGGCGGGACAGATCCTTGTTGAAGTCAGCGTCTGCCGACAGTGGCTGAAACGTGAAGTTCGCGACGTAGTCCAAGTGCTTGCGGATCGCCCA